GAGTCACTGAGCGTAGAGGTTACCAGCCACACTACTTTCATCAGTTATTGAGTTCCCAAATGGACTCAGATACACTGGGGTACTGTCAGGCTAAGGTTTACTCTGTGCTCGAACCACTCAAGGTTAGGAATATCACGGCGGGGAATGCGGTAGAATACTCAATTGCGAAAGCTATGCAGAAATGTATGCATGGCTCCCTCAAGGCCTTACCAATATTTAGGCTAATAGGTACTCCACTCACTGAAGGTATCGTAAGTGAGTTCATGAGTTACGGGGGTAGATGTCGTTCGGATAGTAGATGGATTGCCTCTGGTGATTTCTCTGCTGCCACTGATAACATCAGTATTCAGCTTACGAAGCTAGTACTGTGTGCTATGATTAATAAGATTCTCACAGAGGACAAGTCTTTTGTGGTGTTATCTGATCGTGATCATCAGGCTTATGTTACTCAGATATATGAACGCGTCTTATATGAGCATAGGATAGAGTACGGTCCGTTTGGCCCTGAGCCAGTGATGCAGCGTAATGGTCAGTTAATGGGTTCGAACCTTTCGTTCCCTGTGTTATGTTTAATCAATCTAATTGTTTATCGGTTAAGTGTTGAGCCCGACACTGTTGATTTCCAGGAATTGAATGTTCTGGTCAACGGTGACGATATCATGTTTAAGTGTAATGCTGTGCAGTATCAAGCATGGTTGGATACGCTACATGAAGCTGGTCTCACCCCTAGCGCAGGTAAGAACTTCTTTCACTGGAAGTATGGCACAGTCAATAGTGCTCTATTCTACCAGGGTCGGAAAGGGTTTTGCAAAACACGTTATATACCATTCTTCAACGTCGGCATGCTACTTGGACAAAGTAAAGTAGCGAGTGTCGCGGAGGGACGGTTTAAACCTATACATTGCCTTCATCAGTCAGTTTTGCATGGTGCAAACAACAAGAATCGTGCGGATAGGAGATTTATTGTGTATAATAATGAGGAGTTGAAGAAGTCGGTTACATTGCCCAATGGAATGTGTCTGAACTACTACCTACCAGCCACGATGGGTGGTCTGGGTATGGAACTACCTCCTGGAGTCAAGCTATCGCTCAACCCTAAGAGTGATAGTGAACGCGGCGTTAGTCGCTACCAGTTGACGTTAGCACATAGTCTTAGAACTGCATGGTACGCAGAAGGGCGTACAAAACCACCGTTTAGACCCATAGGGACGAAGATTAGTTTAGAGAGTGAGAAGCATGTGAGTGATATCAGGAAGAGAGTAGAGTTGAAGGTGCAGCTTGCAAGCTGTCCACTTCTACCGGATGGTGCACCTGTTGAGACAGTGCTCCACCCAGCTAATTGGCAGATTACAGCCAATCAGGCACCTGATGATGTACTC